GGGTGTGCATCGAATTGAAGTCAGGGTAGTCGTAGGAATTGAAGACCATTCCAGCCTCAACTTGGGCCAGCCTGTGCATTGTGGCAGCTAACATAGCGGACCCGTCCAGGTTGATATCGATAGCCGGGTGGTCGATGTGCTTTTCCAGGGGCGCCATGAGCCAGTTGGAGAAGATATAGTGCCAGATCGTAACTCCATAGATAGCTCTAGCTTTTCCGCCGGTTTCGTTGAGCTTCATATGGGCTTTCGCGACTACTTTTGGTGTCGTGGCAGTCAGGATTGAGAGTACCTCGCTTCGCGGGATCGCCTCCATAACTGATCGTTTTGTTGGCCTAGGGGACAGCCCGTACTCAGACAGGATTGTATCTCGCATAGGGGAATTTTTTAGCACACTCGGCATCCCTGCGGTTGATCCAGACACCAGCCACTCATACGCGTTATCCATGAACTTGTCAAAAGTCTGCGGTGTAGCTTTCGGGTATGCTGTTGCCACAACTGACTCAATTTCGTCCTTTATAATTGTTGTGGCTGTAGCACTATTGTATTTGGTCCCGTCCCAAGCCAATATAGGATCAGGGTCGGTAGACTTGTTCTTAAATTCAGCAGCCCAATCCACTAAGACTCCCCCCCGGCCGTATAATGCTTGGAGGTATAAGGACTGAGCCCAGTCTGCCTCGGTTGCCGCAACATCCTCAGGGAACCCGTGTTTCCGTACTGAATCGTGGATAGCCTTGGAGACAACTAACCAGTGGTCCTCGGTAGTGTCCGAGAGTGCTTTTTCACACCAAAGCCAGCGCCACACCCCCTCGCTTAAGGTGTTGGCAATAACCCAGGATGCGACAGATGTGACAAATTCGGACGCCTGGCCTACCCGACGCAACATCCACAAAGCCGCACAGCGCACGCGAATTTTCCTAGTTGCTTTCTTAGATATGCTCTGTTTGAGATTCGAGGTCAGGAAGCGGATGATGTCTCCGGGCAAGATGTTGTTTTTGCGAGCCGTGGCAGAGTTCCGGAACGGGTAAGCATCAGCTGACCCCGCGACTTTTTCGAGCCCGCCAATAAGC